CACTATCAGCTAATATATTTATCGCCTTACTAATATCCATAACTACTCACTCTTTCCGTCTCTATCTGTTCTTAGGAATTTCTCTAGTGTCAATGTATCTATTTCAATTCCTGTTTTATCTATTTCTCTTTGTAGACTTGTGATATAGAACCAATCGTCTTGTTTTAGAATACGTTTCATGTATCTATTACAACTTCCCAATTGCAATAAATTGAGATCATAAATAAATCTGATTCTATCACCTACGTTTACTTCTTTAGGCAACGCTTCACAAGAAGTGTTGATAGAAAACTTTCTTCTTGCGTTAATTAGTTTTCTACAGGCACAATCATATACGACCTTGGCCGCATAAATTCTATCGTTATCAGTAATGATAGTTGTTCCGTTTGTAGACTCAGGGTCAATGCTCTGTTGTACATAAACACTCTTTACTCTGAAAATACCAATGATATTTGATGTACTGATTGTTGTCGTATTGCAATATGGATAAGGTTGGTTTTGACCAAAGAAATTAGCTCTACCATTACCAGCATCAGAAACGTACATTGCAACGTGTGATGTAGGTGTGTCACCACTTCTACCGAATATGCACCAATCACCAAATTGAGGTGTACTAACATAATCAAAGTACTGAGAATAACCTAATTCATCTCTGTTATACCAAATGTAATCTGCATATCCATCACCGCCTATAGCTCTCGTAGGGTCGGGATAATTCAATGTCTGTAATGCTTTCTTCCAAACATCTACACATTGATATGGTTGCTCAGGCGGTACACCATCCATGTCGATAGATTGACCATTCCATGTGTTGATAAAATTCTGAGCGTTCCAAGGACGAGATTGTGTTTTATCCGTATCGGTTGTAGTTCCGTTATCGTCTTGTTCCCACTCAGGAATCAAACCATAAATACGTTGAGCAAATTCAATACGTTTTTGATACTGTAAATCAATAGATGTATCACCACGTTCATAATCTGCCATAAAAGCCATTACCATGTAATTCATATCGGCTTCCATATGTGACCATTGTTGAAATGTGATGTTATATGAAGGAGTAGGAATCCAAGGCCCATTTGTAGCATTTGTCGACCATTCTTCAACCAACTTAGCTACTTCCCCTTTTCCGTACATTGTGTAGCTTGTATACCCATGAGAACCAAGCCAATTAGTGATTCGTGTGTATGGAGTCCACTGAACTAATCCAAATCCTTTTTGAGAATCAGGAACATCACCCATTTGATACAAGTTAGGGTTTAATGTTGACTCAACATGGCATGAACCGCATAAAGCAGCAATAGCAGATTTACTCCAAATGTCTTTTAAAGAGTGCCATAAGGCTTTAGCGTTGTTTATTTCCTCTGTATCCGTCAAAAATCTTTGCTCTTTAGGAATTACCCATTTATAGTCTTTAGAGTCTTTTGTCATGTCCTCTAGACTAAATGGCGATAAATCATCAAAAGCAAATGTTCCTTCAATGAATACACCACTTTCATATCCAACTGACTCTGTATCAATAATGGAATACTCCAATTGATTGTTAGGAGCTAATTTAGGAAAGTCTACATATTCATAATCACGCTCGTTATTTATGTTTGACCTCAAAATAACTACAGGAAACTTAGGGTTCTGCAAGCTTTTATCGTTATATACTTCTCTCAGAGATAAAGAGGACATACCACTATCAGACTTATTAGCATAAACTGTAGCAAGGTTAATAACATCTGAAAAATCGGTTTCCATTGTTGGCTCACCAATGATTCTGTAATTTCTTCCTAATGTTGGTTTATTGGAAAGCATAACGGGTTGCTTCTTTCCAAAATATCCAACTTCAACTTGCTTATCATTCGTAAACGGTACTCTCCAATAAACAGATGGTGTCAATTCACAAGTTTTAGTAAGTGCATCTAATTTAGATTGTCTAGAATAAACGTAGTCAATCTTTTCACTATCAATCTCAGTTTCAAAATTCATCTTCCACTGAGTCGAATAATACATATCTTCACTTTCGTATACGTTCTTTATAAGAGCGTTTTTAACCGCATAATTTGTTGGTACTTGCCTATATGTCCATTCGTTAATTACGTGCGTTAGAGATATGTTTAAACCACTTACAGAGGGTTTGTAGTCGGTAATCATTCCGTAGAAAACTCCACAATCCATAATTACTCGCATTTCTTTTCTTCCTGAGATTAAATCGTAGTATTCGTTAGGAATTGTGATTTGCATTTCAGGTACTGTCATCAACTCATTTGAAAAACTGATTGTGCTTAAAGCTTCTCTGAATCTTTTCTTAACTTTTCCAAATTCTAATATTTCAAAGTAAGGAATCATATTTACTCCTAACTACCAATTTTGCCTTGTCCTACCCATTTACCATTTTTTCTGATTCTACTTGACCCTTGGTTTTCTTTGTTCGCTTTATCGGCACTGTACTTGCCAATAGTAACCCAAGAGTCTTTAACTCTCTTTTTAAACCATCCTGCAGCTCTATCCAACGAATAGAATATGCCACCTTTTCTTACTGCCCATGGTCTGAAATCAGGGATAACCTGTTGAATAGAATATATATTCTCGTAAGGGAATGTAGCATTTTCACCTCTTAATTCAACTTTAACGTGTGTTGTATCTGTTGGAAGTTGTAGCTTACCGCTCCATTGACTATTTTGTGCCACTGTTTCCCAACCTGATGAATAAGCCAATGACCATGTATCGGCATGAGAGAATATTACTTGATTGTAAATCTCTCTCCATGATGCTTTGTTGTTGTTAGAAACACTAATGATCAAAATATAGTTGTATCTTCCACCATACTGTACATACTTTCCGTTACCTGTATATTGACCAGCATCCGTTACACCATATCCAACTAAATCTAACGTGAATGTAACACCATAGTTTCCATCATCTGAAAAGTTGATACCTTTTCCATACCCTTTAGCATGGGCGGTAGCAAGAGGAAATCCAAAGTCTGCGGTATTGCCTGGATTTCCACCTAATACTACGTTTGCATATGGCCCTGTGTTATCGTAAGCTCCATGAAAGTTTTGCCATGCCATTAAACACCACCAGCCAAATCATTCTCAGAACTTCCGTTATTCGTGCGGATGTATGAGTTTCCATCAGGAGTACCACCAAAGATATTGATGTTACCTGTTGCAATGCTTCTTCCATCATTGAATTTTCCTTCAAATACAGTATCTCCCGTTTGTTTCCATGCACCACTATTTTTTAGGTTAGTAAGAATCTTTTCAACCGCACTGTACATATCTCCAACACTGCCTTCAAGCTTTCCAACTTTGCCTTGTAAATCTCTGATAGCATTCCAAAGCTTTTGGATTTCTGCCCATAGTTTCTCAATTTCTTCCCATTGGCCGCAATCTGAACAAATCATTACATCCATGATACTGATTAGGTTCTTTTCCAAATCTTTGATAGCTTCTTTTGTATCGCAAACATCATATGTATCAATCTTTTCTAGCAATCCGCCTAATAAGCAATCGTTCATATCGTGCATATCTGTACAGTTATTGTGGCCCTTGTTTTCAAAACCTTGGTTTACTTTAAGATTTGCACAAATAGTATCTGTTACACCTTTTTGAATGAAATTACTGCTCGTAGCTTTTAAAGAATCGCAAGCAGAACAAACATCTTTATTCATTTATGTGTACCTCCTAATCTCTACAGATAACAAAATTCACCTTGTTATCATTTACAAAACGAGTGTGTAGAGATATTTCATCATCTTCTAGCCAATCAACATAAATAGAAAGGAATTGCAACCAATTTGTTGTTTCTCCTGCTTTTACTGTTCCACTCATGCTTAATTCCACTGTTTTGTTAATATCTTCTTCAAATGAAGCATTTGTGATTTTTTGATATACCAACGATCCACTCTTATTAGGAACACGAATTGAAACAGTTGGAGCTGAACCAGCGGAAACTCCCGTCATTTTATAAGAGTAGTGTTTCAATGTAACACTGTTGAATTTGTATGTAGCACTCTTATCTTTGTTAGGCTTCATACAGAAATCTACTTTTCCTGTAATAACTCCGTCCGCTACTTTCGTATATTCACTTGTGTGAATCCAATCTGAATACTTGAATGTGAAATTACCTTGTCTGTCAATTTCAACACTTAATCCAGGTGTAGACTGTTGAATAGTATATTGTGTTTCGATTGCCAAGTTTTGAAGTTGAAGATTATACAACTGGTCTTGCAATCCACACATCCAACAAATCATAGCTGCTTTCATGTTGTAATCATTGTTAGCATATTGACTCATGAATAATTTCCAATCACACAAATCAAATCCATCTATGATGTCATATAAGCCCTTTGTAAGGCAATCGTTGGCATTTTCCATGTCTGTACACGTATTATTGCCATTCTCAGGATTTAAGCCTGTATCGCTTCCTAAAGACGTACAGATTGAATCTGTAACACCATTTTGGATAAACTCTGCACTGCTATCTTTTAGTTTTCCACAAGCAGTGCAATAACTTTTAACATTTGCCACTGCAAGCCTCCTTAATTTGTAAGTTCATCAACATCTATATATACACAAGCCATCTTACAACATGAGCCTGTGACAACTAATCTATTCATTCCATGATGTACTGTGAATCCAAATTCATCTTCGATAACTAGATTATCTAAATCTACTTCCTCTGATGCACAACATCCATCCGCAGTAAAGTATAAGTTCCAACTTGAATCAAGTGTTAAAATTCCATCATATTCGCCTAGAATCATCATTTTGTTTCCGTTGATTTCAATTTCAGGGTTTTGGAATTTACCATCTAGAATTAATTTTACTTTGTCGGTATCTAACACTGTTCCACTGTAGAATCTTCCAGCAATTGACTCAACACAATAATCTTTTTTACAGATTTTGTTTTTAATCAAATCATCACCGAAAATCTGTTCACCTTTAATGCAATCGTAGACAATCTTGTACGAATTACCACAATTCATAAAATCTTCCAATGCTTTAGTTCCCATCACGCATAAAGATGTTTCCTCTGTAATGTCTCCACAATCACATAGACACGAATTGCAAGTTTCCATATCAGGAGGGCAAGTAACACAACATGATAAACACTCTTGAGCATCTCTGAAATCCTCACAATCGAGGATATTACATACAGAATAAGGAACTAAGAATGTTTTCTTTGTATCTGCAATATGCCATACACCTTCCCAAAGTTTAAAATCAATATCCATTGATAAATAGCCTTGGTATTTTTTGTAATCTTCACTAAATCCTGTGACATAGGCCCATGCCCAAATCAATTTGTTATCTTGAATTGCCCATAATCTTCCAGGTTTAAGCAAATTCAAATTGAAATAGTCACGTAGGAATCTTCTATCTTCATCATGAAAATGTTCATAATTAAAATTCAATGTTAAGGACAAATCACCTTCCGTAAGAAACTGTTGATTCTTTTGGAAAGCAACATAACTACCATGTCCGTAACTATATTCTTGCGTTGCAGTCTTTGTATCTTGCTTTAGAGAGGCAGAGGAAATCTCCTCCGCACTGTCTATTACAAGATCATTGAACTGAACGTATGTTTTTAATGGGTTTAAGTTATAACAAGTCATTATGCCAAACCTCTCAAGCATCTACCTACTTTGATAGCCTGCCTTCTTTCGTTTCCTTCGTTGAAAGCGATACTGTTATTCGTAACACGATTATCGTTATTGTTGATAGTCACGTTCTTATTAACAACACTTCCAACATGAGAACCATATCTAGTAGACAATTCTTTGAACGCACCTTTTAAATCCATGTTATTTACTTTATCCATGAAGCTTTGACCTGCGTTCTTAACTGCACTACGTTTCATTACATACTCACCAGGAGTAAGCATAGCAGGAACTGTATCTGTTCCACTAGGCTTCATGACGATTGGTTGTCCACCTTTTTTCAAGTAAACTGGGCCACCTTTAGCAAACTTAAAGTTTTTTCCTTGTGACTCATTGCCCGTGTTTACTGTAGGAGTAGTTGTACCACCTGTATTAATGTTTCCTGATTGATTGTTGAACGCATTTTTAAATGCACTTCCTAAGTATTGTCCTAAATCTGTGAATCGTGTTGAATATCCATACATCATAGTAATCTGATTAGAGATTGAACTAGACATATTAGAGATACCTTCACTAAATCCACTTACAACATCTTTTCCAAACTTCTTACCTACGGATTTGAAGCTTTTCTTCTTCAATGAAGCTTTAGCATTATCAATCTTAGTTCCAAATGAGCCTTCAATATCAATACTTTTGAAACCTTCAATAATTCCATTGGCCATATCTGTACCAGAGGTATTAAATTCTGATTTCATATTTGATAAAGTTGTGGCCATGTTGTGGAATGAAGTAACGATTGAGTTTACTTCTGTAACAACATCTGTAGTGGCTTCTCCAACTTTCAATCCTTTAACATTGTTTAGGAATGTTTGAATACCTGTTGTGACTTCTCCAACCTTAACGAAATCTAGATTTAATCCAACGATAGAATTTAAGCTTTCACACGTTTTTTTCAACTTAGAAACAGTTTTATTAACTGTGTCCATATTCTCTAGATTTTCAGTTAATCCTTTGTTGGTTGCCATTTCATTCACTGCATTTCCAATACTTTTGATATTGGCTCTCAGTGTTTCAAAGTCGAAATCAGTTGAATAGACGTTCAAAGTTCCAAACTTGAGGATTATATCACCTAAAGTTGTAATCGCCTTTAGTGCGTTATTAAATAGCTTAGAATCAGGCATTTGTCTCAAGTTGTAAGACAACATATTCTTGTCTTTTCCCGTTCCAACACCAGATGCAGAAATATATCCAATCGCTTGAGAAATACTAGTGATTGTCTTTTTAATATCATCTGCATTTGGTAAAGGATTGTTTGTGATTGTTGCTTGCAAGTTTCCAAATTCAGGAACAATCTGTTCCAAAATCTTTAATGTATCAAGGAACTCTTGAGCATTTGTAGAGTTTAAATTAGATTTAATACTCTTTGTAACATCAGGGAATACAATCTTTTTCATTTCTTGAACAACACTAGCTACATTCTTTAAAATGCTTGTACAATTCTCAACGTTAATTGAACTTCCATTGATACTAGACATTTTAGAAAGGCTAGAAGCCATTGTTGCATAGTTCTTAACGATACTGTTTGCATCTGCAATGTTCGTTGCACTTGAAGTACTAACTGTTGGGAACTCAAAATCATTAATATTCTTGATTACCTCTTGAATATCTTTGAATTGATCGTTGAAAGAACTGCTATCAATGCTCATTCCTTGCACTTTTGAAATTGATTCTCCAATAGTAACAAGTTTCTTTAGAATCCTAGTAATATTCCAAGTCTCCATGTTTTTCCATAAAGACTCAGAACTTTTAATAACTTGACTCCACCAAGAAGAATATGTTCCTCCGCCTTCAAACATATCTATGACATCCATAATTCCTTGGATTTTCTTTTTAAGTCCTTTTGTGTTTGAAGGAACATTCTTATCGACTTCTTGCATAGCCTTAGCACAAGCAATCAACGTACCAGCTAGTCCTGTTGTTGTTATCATTCCTAACACTTGGGCCAATGTAGTGATTCCACCCGTTAGGACACCAGCACCACCTTGAATACCTGTAATAAGTGTCATAGAGCCTATACATTCAAATAAACCTAATAACTTATCGTTGAATGTGTCGAATCCATCAGGCATAGTCTTATCTAGCTCTTGCATAGCTTTAGCAAACAACCATAAAGCTCCGCCTTGACCAATCATCATTGCTAATCCTGTTAAGGCATTGTTCATTTCTAATGCTTTTGAAACCCCTGCATTAATCGTATTAGCTCCCATCATCAATCCCATTACAGAGAACAAATTTGTTAATCGCATAGGCAATGTTGTAATGTCATTTGGAACATTCTTTTCAATTTCCTTTATAGCTTTGCAATAAAGAATAATTGTTCCTGCCCCACCAGCTATGATAGCTAATGAAGATAATTTATTTTTAAATCCTTCTGCATCAAAAGTTTTTGGAGTACCTGTCGCAGTAGTAATCTCATCTGAACTCTTGAATACATCTTTAATAGAACTGAATTTACTTCCTAGTTTTCCTAGGAAAGGAATATTGAAACTTTTTCCTTTGAATTTTGAAGAAATGTTTACTAAATCTCCTAAAAGGCTAATTCCACCGCTTCCAAGTTTCATTAACTTACCAGCATACTTTAATCCAATACCAATTTGGATGTAGTCTGATACGAAACGTCCTAATCCTTTAGAAAAACTTCCGTCTCCCATTTCGGTGATTTTATCTTTTGCAAAATCATAGAAATCACCAAGAATAGGCTTGAAGAAATCAATTACACCTTGGAAATCTCCTAATCCTTCTTTAAAACCACCAACAAAATCTTTGAAACTGAATGTTTTTAAAACGCTCCATAATTCAGTAAACTTTGTTTTTATGAAGTCTATACCTTCGCCAATCTCTTTTTTATGACCTCTAATGAAGTTTGCTCCTATATCTCCTAAGCCTTCAACTTTTTGAGAAAGTTTGTAGATATTTCCATAGATTGTAGCACCTGTTAATTCCGTCGAAACCTCATCTAATGCACCTAACCACTTTTCTTCGGCTTTACTGAATCTCTTAGGGATTAAGTCAAAAGCATTACCAATTGTGGCTACAGATGATTTAACCATAGTTGCCAACGAATTTAGGCCACCACCGCCTTTTTCATCCAACTCAATTAAGGCATCCTCAAATTGTTGTAATGAAATAGTTGGATTTGACCCTGTAAATGCATCCCTAAACTCTGCGAATGACATATTAAATTTCTTTGCAATAGCAGTTAAGGCTGGTGTCATACCTGCATCTTCCATTGATCTCAATGTACGAGCATCCATTTTAGAACCCATGATTTGAGAATACTGAGTAACCGCATTGTTTACTCCCTCAGAATCTCCGCCAAATGTCAAAATGGAATCATTAATTGCCGAGAATAGCTTTTGAGACCTATCTAAATCATGATTGATTGAAGTAAATCTCGTAACATGGCTTAGAGCGTCATCTAAAGTGGTTGGTAGCCCCAAAATGCTTTCGTCTAGGTTATCAATCATCTTTTGGATTTTAGCCGTAGAATCGCCTACATCGCCTACTACAGTGGACAATGTTCTTTTCGCAACTTTGATTGTATCGTATCTATTAACACCGCTTGAAAATGCATCACCAATTGCGTTTTGTGCACTTGAAACCAATCTATACAAACTAGAATATCCAACACCTTGTACTAAGAATCGTCCAATATCTCCTATTGGGTTGTTTTGGAAATTCTTGGCAATGTTCAACATACTAGAGCCTAGATTTGACATTTTATTACCAACATCAAATGTAATCTTACTAGCAGTTTTTAAAGCTTTAGCAGCGTTTTGAAGATTGTTTAGTTTATTCAAGCTATCTTGATAGCCAATAACTTGTGACTCAATATCCGCTTTTGTGTTTCTTACATCATTCTCTTTTTCAATGGTTTCGTCTAGCTTTTTATTTGTATCTTCTAACTTAGAAGAATCTGCTTCTAATTTTATTTTTTCTTTGTCTAAATCTGCGATTGAATCATCAATCTCATCAACCAATTTTTGAGCATCATTTAATTCACTGATGTTCGCTTCAATCTTTATCTTTTCTTTGTTAAGATTGTTAATTTTCTTTTGAACTTCATCAATTTCAATACCAACCTCTCGCATATCGTATTTGAGAGCTTCACGTGCACTGTATAGGTCTTTAAGCTTGTCACTTTTATCGTTTTCACCTAGTGTCATGTCGTTAATGACATCATGAATTTCATTGGCATTTGCTTTTAAATCAATATCAATAGAAAGTTTTTTATTACTCAAGGCTAATAGCTCTTTTTTAAGTTCACTAATATCATCTTTAACATCCAATAATTGATTCTTGAAATTAGCTAGATTATCTAAATCAACTTTTAAAGAAAGTTTTTGTCTTTCCAAAGCTTCCTTTTCTTTTTTGATTTCTTCTAATCTTGCCTTAATTCTTTCTAATTCATTAGTGCTAGCATCAAATTTGAGCTTTGCCTTTTCAATATCTTTTAACTCTTTTTCAAGTTGTTTTATCTTTGCTTCGGCATCCTTAATGTCAAGGACTAACCTAGCACCGACTTCACGTACTGACATCTTCGGACTCCTTCGCTAAATCTGTTTTCTGCATGAAATGAACCGCATATCTGTCAATCTGAGGTATTTTCTTTTGAGAATTTTTATTTGCCTCGTTAATTTCATTCCATGTTTTATCGCTTTGTAGATTTGCGTAGTACCCAAAGGCTACAACTAATTCAGAAACACCCCAATGGTCTAATATCTCATTGGGGCGTATTTTTAGAATTTTACCGACATAATGAGCCATGGTTGAATAAAGATTTAGTTCTGCAACATAAGACTTTGCTTTTTTTACTGAATCCTTTTTATCATCCCCCTTATCAATTATTTGATAAAAACTGTTTCTACCTCATTGAATAATTCAGGATATTTGATAATTAGGCTAATCATGCAAGTTAAAACTGAATATTGCATCATGTGATCTTCATAAAATTCATCTAATCCTAAGAAAATTGCAACAACTTTATAAAGTCCATCAACTAAATTTGTAGAGGATTGAGCGTATAAATGGAAAATCTGTTCATTCGCTTCATTCATATACGCTTCATAAATCTGAACCATAGTCTTGTTCACTTCTTCATCATCTGCATCTGTTGTAACGATTCCATCTTTTCCTTCAATGAATTTGTGACCGTAGTATTCCTCAATTTCTTGGAATTTTTCTTTATATGGGTCTAGGATTTGTTCTGCATCCAATAACAATGGTTTTACTTCGATTAAAGCTTCTACCATCTTCATATCTTGTCTAGGAGATAATGTTAGATTTTCAAACTTCTTATCGAACATAACGTATTGCCCTACTCTTTTAGCATTCTCAGGAACATCAATTTTATGTTCTTCGATTTCTTTTTCAGTGAATCTAAAATTCACTTCAATATCAATTGTTTTAACATCTGTCTTATTTGCATCACCAACAACTGCAATTTCACCACCATTGCCATAGACTGCGTGAGGAGTATCATCCTCACGAGCTACTTTTAACTTTTCAATCATGGCATTTAACTGTGTTGGTTCTAAAATCTTTTGTTCTTCCATCTCATTTGCCTCTCAATTTCTATAAATTAGCGTTAGCTTTGTTTACTACATAAACTTCATACCAGTTTCCACGAGTATCTTTCTTGAACGCTAAGCTAAATTCAAACGCTCCGTCATCAGGGATACCCATTGGGAATGAAGTAATTTTTGCATTGTGGTAAGTAAATACTTCCGCAGTTCCATCACTTCTATAACGAGTGATTGTAACTTTCGCTCTCTTATTCTTTAAGCTATCGTTGTTTGCTACATAGTGTTGCAATACATCAACAGTCATTGGATAAGAAATCTTCAATGTTTTACCTACTAAGTTTTTGTTGAAGTAAATCTTTGAACCTTCAATATCTAAACTTGGATTGATTTTACTGTTCAATACTTGATATTGAGACTCATCTAAGTTAGCCAACAATGGAGTGTTGATTCGGTTCAAAGTAGAATCTGTGATATTGCATTGGTCACTCAATGCTACATAGATAAATCCACATTCATCAACATAGTGGTCTGCAATATGAATTGAACCATATTCATGATGTTCTTTATCTGCTTCAATAACCACTTCCTGAGTACGCATCATAAAGCCTTGAGATTTATCTCCCTTGCCAATGAATGGGTTCATAGTTAAGTAGTTAGATGTTAATTGAGTACCTGTAAATGAACGCTCAATAGAAGCAGAATCATCATCATAAGAATCGTCAAAGCAACTTGTATCTACAGGGTCTACAGTATCGTCACCATCAAATCCTGATAAGCAGCTTACTTTAATATCGTTGTTAGAATCTAAGTCTGCAAATTCTTCAAAGAAAGAAATTGAAGAAATACCAATCAAGATACTACCTGCTGATTTATCTGTTAATGCTACTTCAATACTTAAACGGACACCTGATGTACTTGCTTCCCATCCTTTTCCACTTGCTTTTGTTGGAACAGTAGATAGGTCAATCTGTACAGGGTAGAATCCTTCTTTATCTGCTTTTAAAGTACTTGTATACTCATCTGCATTAGTCATTTCATGATCTAAAACATCTGAAATCTTTGTTGTGATTGTGTAAGTACCTGCTTGAGGAACATTTACGTAGTAGTAAACAACACCTGCTGCAAAGTCTAATGCATTTTTCAATGCTTTAAATACCGCACCACTTGTATGTACTTTGTTTCCTTCTCCACCTTCTGCATCCGTTTCTTTAGAAGTGATGAACAATGTACCTGTATTCTTACATCCGAATGATTCACAAACGTTGATTAAATCAGGTGCAATAGTACGTGATGTATAAGCACTAGAAGTACCTGTAATCTTTTCAAATTTACGAGTATTGATTTTTAAACAAGAATCAATATCACTCATGATAGTAATATCAATTTCTTGAGTTTTAGTTAATTTAGAGACACTTAATTTGTCACTAATGATTTTGTTAATGTTACAGTTAGACATTACTTTTGCCCTCCCATTGTAGCTTTTAGTACACGCTCCATAGCACGTTCTGCTTTAGCACCGCCTAATTGATTTAAAGCGTTTAATTTGCGTGAAACAAATGCTTGAACATCTACTTTCTGTTCAGGAGTCTTTTTAGCTTTTACAACTTTTTCTTCCATTTTTAATCTCCTTTATTTAACTTTTGCATCAAATCTAGATACCGCTCTAGCAACAAAATCATTTGCCTTTCTAGGTGGCATCTTAATTTTGTGTGCAAAGTGTTTCTTTCCCATTTCATCTACCCAAACGAACGGCCTTCCGTTTTTACGTACTAATGTATAAACTCGTTTAGTTCCATTCTGTACCATTGGGGAGTAATCAACGTGAGAAGGGTTTCTAGAATCTTTTTCTAGTTTGTCTGCATCTACACCGATTAGATATTCGGTATTAGATACTTTTTCTTTCGTGATTGAATCCTTTAAAGCACCTGGCCTATATTCGTTCCATGGCATACTTGTCATTTCCTGAGCATAGAATCTACTCCCTCTTGGAGCTTCATCTCGCATAGTTTCTTCTAATTCACTAGCCAATCCTTCAAAATCTTCTTCACACGCTTCTATAACATCTTCTAAGAGACCTTTTAGCATTTCCTACACCTCGATAAAGGGGTAATAAAGTTTGCCTCCATAGACGTATTTAAAGCCTTTTAGGAATACACCATCTTCATACGATACTTCCTCAACTTTGTTCATAAGGAAGATTTTTACTAGGCCACTCGGCAAACACATACGTTTTGAATACTCATAAGATGTGTTTGATTTGGCTTTCGCACCGCATACAGGGCATCCGTTTTTCTTCGTGGAACTTTTCATTCCAATATATTTGATTCTCACACAACATCACCAACCCATATGTCTTTTGAATTACATACTGATAAGATACCTAACTGTTCAGAATATGCTTTTGTAATATGTTCACGAACATACATACTAATAGAAATCTGAGCATCAGAATTTTCTTCTGAAATAAGAACATCACTACCATCTGTTTCTTCACACGTGCTACAACCGCATTCACATCTGTTCATTGCGATAACAAATTGTAGAAAGTCGCAGAATACAGGCAATAGACATTCAGGTATCGTTTCATATCCAGCTACATAACTGACAACGATCTTAGATAATTCATCACATCCACAATTGCACACATCTTTGTAGTCGATATTAGATAAATCAACGTACACGATACTGTCGTATGGGTTATAAGAAAAATCTTTATCAACTTCTAATTTGTGAGTAGTAAATGTAATTCTTTCTCTAGTGATAACAGATACTTCAATCGTTGTTGGGTCAATCATTGGATAGAATAGCGGTATACGTACAATTCCTGAATCGCAACCGCATTTCTTAAATTCACCAACATCAAAGACTTCCTCTCTTTGAGATGAGAGGAAAGTCTCACAAGGATGGTTTTTCCAACAAGTGATGGTACTAATTAAATCAATTAGTTCTCCAACATTCTTTTCAAGCTTATCTGCTTCTAAATCGCTTTCCTTTATGCACGAACAATAGTTTTTCAATTGTTCGATAATTTTTTCGTACATTATTCACCAATGTTGATTGGTACGATAGTTGTTGGTTTTAATACAAGGTCTAATCCGTTCAATGTATCTCCTAATGTAGCTGCTGACATTGGAATACCTTGGATTACCATTAATCGGTTTGCATCAGTTCCAAATGCACATCCAAAGTTGTAGTAGTAATCACATTGAGTACCACATCCTTCAGATGGAGTATCTGTAGCACCGAATGTATGACGTTGGAATTTTTCAGATGGTTGGAAAGTAGTTCCCATTACCAAACCTACTGTATTTCCTTCTAATACCCATACATCACCTGTACCAGCAGTAATATCACATGGAACTAATTTATCTGCGATAAATCCATGTCCTTTAAATGCGACTTCTCCAGTTTCTTTGTTACGAGTCCATCCATCAGGATATTCTCCGTTGAACTTACCTGGAACAATAACAGATTTAATACCTTCAAGTACTAATGGGTGACAAGCGAATTTATAATCGCCATCTCCTAATGCTGCTAAACGTAATGCAACTGAATCAAATGCAGATAATACGTTTGTACCTACGATTTTGATAACTGCTTTATCTTCCATTACTTCCAACAATCCATGGAATGGTTTCAATGTAGCAGTACCTGTAGCCATTGTTCCTAAGATTACGTTAATAGCAGTGAAGTATGCCATTGAGATTAAATCCATACGTTTCTGAGCTTCTTTAATAGTTTCTCCTTCACGTTGGAAGTAGCAAACCATGTCATTAGCTTTGATTTTACGTGTTTCATTTACCAAGCTATCCATAATAGGTTCGCAGCTCTTTAAACACAATAATGCTAATGGCGCATTGCTACCACATTTAGCTAAATCTAATGGAACCCAGCAACATTCGCCTTGCGTTGATTTAGGTTCTGTTGTTCCGTATGTGAATGGCAACTGAATATAGAATTTACCATCTTCTTTTTTTGTAACGCTCCATGCTCCTCGGTTCATAGCACCTTGCATCTTACGTGAAGCTGGTGTGTTCATTAACCAAGAAACTAATGGGAACACGTTTTGGAATGGATTGGCTGGTGAGTTATCTGAATAATCAGTACCGATACCAACTGTTCCTACATTTGATTTAGAAGCATTTGCTGCTAAATTCTGTCTTGCTTTTTCATAATCAATATAAGCTCTTGAGAATGATGTTAAATCCTCGATATTAGAACTTAGACGTTCTACCATTCCTGGTGTAACTGCCATTTTTTCCAATAATGTGTTATCAGGATTTGTAAATAATAAATCTAACATGGTTTACCTCCTATCCCCACATATCTCCGCTAACTTTAGAAGTTGAAGCTAATTTTTCTTCTTTCTTTTCTTTATCGTTAGCTTGTCCTGAGATCAAACTAGACAATCTGTCTAATGTGCTTTCTGCTTTCTTTTCAAATTCTGTTTTTTCTTTCTTAGAACTTTTTAATTTTTCTTTTAATTCGGCATTTTCTGTTTCTAATGCTTCAACTTTTGCACTTAAAGCTTCAAAATCATCCATAAATTTGTTGATTTTTTCCATGTCATCCTTAGACATTTCAACAGTTTCTAATGTTTCTTCGCTTTTTTTAGCTTCTTCTTCGTTTTCTGTTCCTTCTTCTTTGCTTTCAGGTGCTTTTTCTTCTTTAGAAGGTTCTTTTTCTTCTTTTTCGCCCTCTTTGTTTTCTAAAGCTTCGTTCTTCTTTTCTTCTTTATTTTCAGAACTCAACTCTAAAATCTTTTCCCATAGGTTCATTTCTGAGTCTCCTTTACTGTTTAAATTTTCGCCTGTACTGTTTACATTGGCTGGATTTGCAACAACTGAGAAACCAGCAATCTCGATTTTGTTGTAGAAAGGTACATTAAACTTAAATGACGATTCAAAATCGAGTGTTCCTCTCAGTTCTGCACTAATACTCAATGGTATTTCTTGTTTCAATAAATCTTGCACAATGTGCAATTCCCTATTTAGTTTGACGTTTACATCAAGACCTTTTCTTCCATCCCCAATATCGACAACTGTTAAATCATCTTTAGTCCATGTACCTAAGTTTAAAGGGAGTGATGTAATGTCAATGTGAGCTAAGTTGATATATCCTACATAATCAGAACTCAAGCTATCGTAGAACGCTTGTACTGCCCCTTTTTTGATGTATAGACGAATATCATCGCCACCCTCATATGTTATTGCCCCCTCGTCAATAAGACGTGTAGGCTTGTTTTCTACGTAGCCTGAGGATAGGTTCACACTGACATAATGGTTTTCTTTATCTACGCTCGATAAAGTGATTGCATTGTCGTAAAATGCTTTTCCTTTTTTTCTACGATCAAGGCTATCTTTAATGCTTGCTACATATGTTGGAACTCTTTTCTTTTGTGGCATTATTTCTTAGTCTCCGTTTCTACTACGATTACGGGCTTATAGAATAATTTCTGAATTCTTCCACCACATGAATTACATTTCTTGACTTCGTATGGAATCTTTGCTCCTTTTAAGATTTCTTCCATTGTGGAATCGTATCTTTTTTGAATAGTTTTGTTTCTAAGTGCCTCCAACAAAACTTTATCTTCGGGAATCTTGTATTTCTTCTTAGGTTCAAGAACTACATATCCGTATAGCAAAGTACCGCTATCTAATTTTGAATAAACGTCAATTTGCGTTTTTTCTTCGATAACATCAAGAAGTTTCAAATACTGTTTTGCGTTCTTTGCTGCTTCTTCCAATGCGAACTCATGTCTACCATTTTGCTTTAAGAAAGTATTTCTTTCTTCTAGGGAATCGAACCAAGTAACACCGTTAATAGTTTGTACGTTGTTTTGCATGGTCTCTCCTTCTAAGCATCATGGCATTGATCGTCTGTATACTTTGTTTCTGTTTGTTCTGAGCGTTCTACTTTTGCTACATTGCAGAATAAGAATGAAGTATAAGTTGTTACTGTTTTTTGACTAGGTGCTTCACCTGTTGTCGTAATAACTGGCCATTCAAATCCAATAGCTCCGTCTTGGTCATTCAATTTGTTATGCCAAGCAGTGTTAAAAGCAGTTGCATCTTTTCCTGTTAAAGTGATAGGGTTTCCGTACCCTTCTTTAAAAGTGATTTTTACAGTGAAACTACGTTTAATTGACATTTATGTATCTCCTTTCGTTATCTTGCATATAAAAAGGCAATACCTCGAAATATGCAAAAATCTATATAGACAGTGAAAACTGTTTATACCTTTTGTTTATTTCCAAATATTGCCTTGTTTTTTCTACTTTTTACTTCTAATTAAAACTCTAATGTATCTTCTACTTGTTTTGTTGGGTTATTACCAATCAATTTAAGAATCTTGACCATTGATTCTTTGTTCAATTTGCCTTTGAACTCGTTGATAAAGTCTGTATCTGAAATATTTCTTTGACCAATTAAGAATAAATCAGCATTTCCTTTTGAATCTTTCTTAGCTCCAATCTGATATACAGGAATTGTCGTTGTATATACACGTCCACTTGCCTGTTCTTTACAAGCTCTGTAGTCTGTTACTACTTCGTAATATACATCTTTAACAACTTCTTTTTCTTTCTTCGTTTTTTCATCAACAATCGTCTCTTTTACTTCAACTTTTCTGTATCTGTTCTCAAAGAAAGAAGTTGGAACTGCAATTGCATTGGCTTTTGTTTCCAAATACCCTAATCCATCAGGTCGCATAGGTCTTTCACCAAATTCAACCTCTTTACCTTGGATTTTCTCTTTTACCAATCCAATTTTGTTGATTCTCTGTGCATCTTCAAATGAATATAACGGAGTCCCATTCAAACTTCCTAGGGGTGTTACCTCATTTTCAGATAAGATACTTTTTAAAATATCCATTTCCATTTTATTTTCTCCTCTCGCTATAGCGTTTTCTCGATAGAATCCATCATTCTAGTAACTGATTCCATCATGTAATTCTTTGTGCTCTTGTCTAACGCTTCTGCTCCGTTGACAATAGCACCTACGATTTGAGTAACTGACAAGGCTAATTTATATGTCTTTGCAGACTTGTCTTGTTGTTCTTTCAATTCGTATTTATCAAAATAAACCTTTGGTACACCTAATTTCTCACTTAACATAGGAGAAATCTGAGTGGCGAACCTTTCTCGCATTGGTACGATTGTATTTGTCATGGCATTATCTATGATTCTTTCCATAGATACGTTTCCTGATACATCCCCTAAACCAATCAATTCAGGAGTAAGTCCGAAACACTGACAAATAATAGAACCTTCCTTCATTTGAAGGTATTCTAAGAACTCCGTACCTTTTGTAACACGAGGCAAGTGATCCATTTTATCAAAAATAGAGCTTGCAAGGATTACATTGTCTGATTTTGAATTTCTGATTTCTTGACCTAGACGTTTAGCTTCAATTCTTGCTTTGTCGGCTCTGTCTGCTTTAGAACTTGATGATTCGTCTAGAACTTGGGAAGCCGATAAATCAATCGTATCTCCTTTGGCAAATCCATCTTTCAGCCAAAAAATCAAACGTCCTGGTCCATCATACTGAATATCGTAGTTCAAACGCTCGTAAACCGCACCTAATAGCTTTAGACGTTGTTTATCACGCAATAAACAAGATAATCCGTTCTCATGGTCTGTTCCGTTTCTTAAATTGCAGAAATTATCAGGGATTTCTACAATGATTGTTCCGTCTTTTGACATTAATTTGCCTGTTTTAAGGAATAACGCTTCGTCAAAGTCGATTTCCTTTGTTCCTAATGAGATAGGTTCTTTATCGTCTGCCGACATAGCATAACAGATAGGAACTCTAAAGCCTTTATATTCATCATCTTCACGCATGATAGAAACATAATTACGATAATTCTCTGTAACAATTCCTTTATCTTCGTCTAGCCAACGAATACCGCATTTTCCGTACAATAAGGACTGCATAATAGCATTTTGAAGTACAGAATAGTTTGTTATACCTTGTACATTGTGTCTGTAAAGGAATGGCATAAGAACATTCTTATCTAAATTCTCATCACCTGTTGTGATACCGTTTGAGAATATAAAGTCAATAACCTTACCGATAACATATGGTAGCGTTGGTAGATTGTCTATCATCCAATCAATCTCATCAAACTGATTCTTAAAGTCTGTCTTTACAAATCCGTTGATGCAATCTGAATTGCAGTTCAACATAGCTTCCATTACCTTTTCGGCTTCGGTTTCTGCATTAGAACTGTGAATATTGTGCGAAATGTTAGGTGACACATAGGTATTGGATGCTAGTTTAACTCTATCCTTTTGTCTTTTCTTTGTTCTTCGACTCAAATTAGCACCTCCTAATCGTTCTCTGCATACGCAAGTATTTCACTGCTTAGATTATACATTAAACAACTGCGGACAGAAAGTACTGAGGAATCTAGGGCATCAGGAGAGTGTCCTAAGCGTTGTTTTATCTCTTCTTTAGGAATAATGGCTATCTTCTTATTATTCTTCGATACAGTCCTTGTAGCAAGCAATTCAGGCTTTAATCTTTTTGCGACTTCCGTTGTGAAAGTCAATTTCTTACTGTCCATTAGCTGCTGAAAGTCTAAATACATTTCCGCTCTTAAATTAAATGCATAAACCGCACTGTAATGTCTTGCCTTGATACGTGTTTTTGTTGGCCCTCCTTGGAAATTGACACCCTCAAGGATAAATCCTAGCTTATCTGAGTATTTTGACAACCCTTCGGTCAACCAAGTACCGAAACCAACGTCAACACAAACATATTTGATGTTTAATGTCTCGATAATCTTAACAATCTTGGTAATAATCTTCTCGGATGTGACTCCTTGTACCCAAACACCCTCTTTTAGATTGTAAATTGTCTCGATTTTACAGTTCCCGTATCTATTTTGGGAGCATAAAGCAACATCTATACCATCTTTTCCTGTATAAGCCGAGTCAATACCTAAGAAAAAACGCTTTTTATAGGAACTATCGACTTTATCATCGTCTAAAGTCATGGTTTTGAACATACTTTCGTCTGAAAATTCCTCTAATTCGCATACTAAATAACGTTGGCAAGTACTTCTATTCTTGTAAAAATGAGAATTTAGTATCTGAGATGCACTTTTCATACGATCTTCTTCGTAAGCAGTACGTACATCCATCCAAACAACTAATGTTCCTTCGGGGTATTTGTCGTTTGTCATGCAATCGTAGAACTCTCCACGTTTGTGTGGGTTGGAAATAGCAATTTCAAGTTCTTTTGACCCGTCAACACTTGAAAATTCCCTTCGTCCTATCTCGGCATACGCATCTTCACTGACTTGGGCTGCTTCGTCAATAATATAGTCTCCACCCTTACCGATAGCGTTATTGTTTTTCTTCGGGTCTACACTGTTTCCACCTAATGTAACGATTTCTACACATCCTCCGCCCTTGAAGGAAATCTTAGTTTTGGAAGTAGAAGTCTGTAATTTTTCAATCTTGTTTCCTGAATCTAATACAGAACTCTGAATAGACTCGTCTGCATTTTGTAAATGTCCGATAACTTTGGACATGATGATAGTAGCAGTTTCTCCTGTTGCGGCCGCAATTCGTACTTGATGTCCTTTATACGCACGATAAATAGCAATCATGCCTAAAGTCCAACTTTTGCCATACTGAGAAGTAGTAATTGCATAGATAGTATCGTACCCTTCGACAACCGCACCGAACAACATAGCTTGCGTAAAGTGAAGATTGACTTGAAAATATGTCAAAGCCTCTCTTGCACCGATAACCGCAAGCCTAAAAGCTTCTTGTCTAGAAATATTTAATCGTTTGTAATGTTCGGGGATATACCCTCTCGTCCAATTCTTTAATTTATACTTCGGGGTAGCTCCCTTCAACAACCTAACAACTTCTTCTTGGCTCTTATTAATAGCTTTAGCCTCTTTTAAGTCATCTACATCCTTAAAATACTGTTCCGTAACACTAAGAGTCTGCTTCTTCACTGTTATCGTCCTCCTCGTGTTCTATTACCTCGGCATCTAAAAACTCACTTCCCATGTTGATACCTAATATATCGTTGATTCTTTCTTCCGCAATTGCTCTTTTCTGTTCAACTGTAATATTATTTACACTTCCAACATTTAAAATATTGCTCTTTCCAATGCCATCCATTCTATTTAGCTCTTTTAAACATCCTAATCTGTCTTTCATGTCCTTTTCTTCGTCTTGAATGTTATCACTAAGCCATTGTCTACGTTGCTCTACTGTCATAACACTCCTTTGATCTCTCTTTTTTACCCTCTCATGTATGACATTCCTAAATAAAGGACTGTTTAATATCTTATATCCCTTGTTATAAGCGCTCTTATCGCTTAAATCAGGACGAATCTTTTGCATGGACTTCGTAATATTCCCACTCTTTGAATACTCGTCAAAGAACCTCTTAGCTTCATCCTCACGCTTTAATTCTGAAACACTCTTTGCCCTTGGCATACTCTCATCCTCTCTTTCTCTACCTCCCTACATTATAAATGATTTCTTTGAGGACGTTTTTACCCCTCGTCTACTACTCTCTTACCCCTCGCTTACCCCTCGCAAAAATACATGAACTCATTTTTTTCAAAACTCGAATTTTCATTTTCCAAAAATTTTTATCTAAAAAAGGGGGTGGTTTTATAATTGATATTAGTTTTTTATTTGATTAGCACTCTGTTGTGTATAGTGCTAGGTGTAGAAAATGTGGTTTGGTCGAGAGGGAAGCCATGGGGTGTGTAGGGTCGCTTTTTCCTGTTGCGTTTTTCAAACCATGACACCAAACGCACATATATTTATGTCTTTATTCCATAAACAATTTAAAATCATGAAAAGAGTTATAAAAGAGTTATAAACATTTATTTATAATTATTTATGCAAGAAGAAAAAGACAATAAAAAAGCTAGTTAACATAAACTATAGTTAACTAGCATAAAAGATATATAATAATAAATAATGCAATAAATAATAATATAATCCAAATCCAATACTTGAAGAGAAACGCAAGAAGTAATATAAATACAAGTATAGTTGTTAACTGATCTATCATCTATCAACAATACTTTCTAATAGGAGTAATAACAGCTTGATTATCAGTTTTTTCATCTATAATAAGTGCTGGTTTTAGCTCACCATATAAACGCATAACAAGTTCTGTAGTTCCTAGAATATCACATATCTTTTTTAAATTGTCAGCGTCAAAGAAACATTTATAACTATCACTATTTAATTCTATAAGTTTCACGCCGTCTTTTTCTTCTATTTGTTTAGCTTTCAGTTTTGCGATAATATCTTTAAAACCAAGGTTAACAACTTCACCATATTTTTTATCTGGTAAGACTCTTTCAATTTCTGGATATTTATTTTTTTCTTTTTCATTATCCCATAAAGGTAATTTGTAAAAGGTTTTAAGAATAAAAGCTATATAAGAATCGGTAAATACCTGAACGTTATTACCATTTATAATAGTTTGGTGCGCATAGGCCATGCAACTTCTACAACCTGAAAAGCGTTTTTTATTATCATTTAAAAATTTTAGTGCTTTCTTTTGTGGATCTTGTTTCCTATTTTTTAGGCCCATACTTTCGTTATATATATCTATTTTCAATTCGTTGATAGTGTTTTCTAACACATCCATATATTTAAAAGGATTATCCTTTACTTTTAATAAATTATTTAAGATCGTTTCAGTTTTCATTTTTTTAACCTCATTTCATTTTTTTATAATCAATATCAATTTCTTTTTTATCCATAAGTAATAAGCTACTTTGTTTTACTTTATAACTAGACATAAGCCCGTTATTATTGAATTCAATATATCTTTTCAAGCAGTCTTTAACTGCCTCTATTTCATTATTATTTAATATCATGGTATAACCCCCTTTATTTATAAATTAATGGTAGTACTATGTTTGATAGGCCTAGAAAAAGGCCCACAATTAATAAGTCAAAGCAAATATAAAAGTAGAATTTTAATAATGCAAGTATGAGCACGTGCAAAGTGCTCATCTTGTCTAGCTGTTGTCTAGTATACATTAATACACTCTCACACCTTCTAGCGCCTCTTTCATACTGCTTTTTAGTTGTCTATTGTCTCCGCACTTGTCTAGCGCCTCGTTATATAGCGCTTTTAGTTTATTTGTGTATTCAATGTATAATGTTTCTAGCTTTTCTAGCGTTTCTTTTTTTTCATTAATAACATTCTCATAATATTTCATCGTTTCGCTTACGGCTTCCATAGCCTCAAGCTGTGTAAGATAATGCACTCTATTAATATAAGTGTTTTCAGGATACTTCTGAGCTTTAGAATATGCGTTATAACTATCATATAAACGTATCTCATCATTTGAATATCCGTTATAATCATCATGAAAGCATACTTTTAATACTGGTTTCCCTGAAAAGTCATAGTCTATTTTAGCGTTTTCAAATGATTTTGAAATAGATTTGAACTCTGTGCCGTCTTTTTTGGTTAGGTGTTTCACCTTTTTCCATGCGTTGAGTGCCGCTATATTTTGTGCTAGTTGTCTTTTTGTGTTGGTTTGGATGGTATCAAGTGATACCCCGGTGTAACTTTTTAATTCAATCATGACTCACACCCCCTACCATCTACGCGCAAACTGGATGCCATAATATTTATTACCCATGTTTGCGTTTTCGTGATCATAATATGACACGGGATCATTATCAGTACTTAAAGACTCCCATTCTTTTTTGTATAATGTTTCCATGTTGTGAGCGTTCCTAAAGTCGTTGATATGTGCTTGAGTCGTTCTAGAATAACCGTCCCAAAACTTTTTAAAGACACCATTAATAATACCGCATACGATTGTATCGTATGATTGAAGGAACATGTTCCCTTTTTCATCTTCTAACACATACGCTTTTTTATAAAAGCTTTTTTGACTGGTTGCCTTTAATTCCCAGCTTTTCACAATTTTACTTTTTTCCATTTTCTTTTTAGCCCCAATTAAGTTATAATAAGGACGTATATATATTTATTGGGGCTTTACCTCCATATACTATATTTATATATATACGCTTTTTTTGAATAGATGATCGTATCAGCTGACAACATAAACGATCATCTTTTTTTATGTCTTTTTGGATGTCACCCCTTTTCTTTACACTGTTATTATACCACGATATACATATATTTACAATGCCTTTTTTCACTTTTTGTTCACGAATCGTGAATATAATAGCGGATATTTTCGTACTACACCGTGTTTTTGTCTATGAATCGTGAACAATTTACAAAATACAAAATATACAAAATACAAAATTTTTCGCCGATTCAGAAATACAAAATACAAAATTTATTTTATTTCTTGACAAAATTTTCTTTTTGGAACACTTAAAAACCACTTTAAATAAAGCTTTTCACTTATTTTTTGTTAACAAATGAGTATTTAAGCAAAAAAAGCAATAAAAAAACCCATCAAACTACATTAGAACTTGATAGGTAGTTAATACTAGTAATAATAGTATATATATCTTCTTCTATTAGGTTTTGGAAGGCTCTGTGGAGGACGTAGCTCCTTTTTCTTCTTTCCCCCGAAGTCAAAACCCCTCTTTATCTCCCCCGAGCCTCTTTCCTATTATATATATGCCGAGGGACTAAGATATATTGTTTTCAAAGATCAATCATTTTAAAATATGCAGAATTACTTAAGACTATTTATAATATAGGCTCTGTGTGCTCAATACAGAACCTTTTAAACCATACAATCGACAAGATATAGAATTAATAAAGAATTTCTAAAGGAGTATGAAATGAAATATCTGCCTATTCATTTCAGTAGTAGTATATGACTGCGTGACAATTTATGAACCAACCTAAACCAATTTAGTGTAAACATTAGTATAAACATTTTGGAACTTATCGTGTTTATTACACATATTTGATTGTATGGACGTTTCTATATCTCTGAATCTTTGTTTCTTGTTTCTTTTCCCCCGACCTCTGTTGCGTTCCTAGGCTATATATTGCATTATTTTCTGTTGCGATTGTATCCCTTGGATTTGGAGGGGCTATTGGAAAGTGGGGGGCTAAAACTGTTGGACTTGGAACAGAATATTGAGTGTTTTCTTGAGCTGTTACCCACTCTAAATTATTTACGCAATTATTTTCTCTGTTGAAATCAATGTGGTTTACTTGAGGTTTATTTTCAGGATTGGAAATGAAAGCTTTTGCGACTAATCTATTGATTCTCATGGCTTTTCGCTTTCCGTTTTTCGTCAAATTGATGTGTAAATACCCTTTTTCGTTTTTTACTTGGTTTCATCAGTTTGCCAGTTCTGTTATTTCTTACTTCCCCATAATTACTTACAGAGTATATTCCGTCAAAACCTTCAATTAATTTCCACTCAACTTTTAGATCAGAGGCATTTTCTTTTGACTTTGATATTTTATAATTTGCCATGCGTTCACTGTAAGCTTTTCTTGAAGCAGCCATATTTTGCTTAAACTTACTGTAATTGCCATTGGCCTTTAAATTATTAATCATATCCTCTCTAGTTCGTACCTCTGTAATCTCCATCTTTTCCCTTTCTCCAATATTGCACTTACACCATTATAATATCCTCAGGTCTCCCCGAGGCACTCAATTCTGAGTAAGTAGAAGTAAAAAATGTCTCGTTAGAAAGTGGCAATATTTGGTCTTTTTTAGGTACTTCCTAACTACATATATTATACCATTTTTCAATGCAGACGTGTTAAAAAAGCTGATAAAAAAAGGCTATTTGTTGTTAGCCTCTTTCTTTTCTCGTTCTAAATCCTGTAAGATCAATTGTCTTACATAATTGTTCTTGCTATCTAAAGAATCAAGCTTTTCTATGATTGTTGCATCATGAGTTTTATGAAACTTTAGAAGAATTTGTCTGATATGAGCTTTTTCATACTTCTTAGTTGCCCTTAATTTTGCTTCACTTGCCATACATCATACCTCCTACGATCTTAAATCTTCGTGTAATTTCTTTTCTAAGGCATCTGCAATAGCTACATCATCTTTTGATGGCTCAGGCATTGTATATTCACCATCACACTGCTTCTACGATTCCTGAATTTGTAAAACTGTGATACCCAATATGTACTTGCTTCATGTTATGTCCTCCTAAGCACCTAAGCACTTTTCTTTACACCCATATATTAGCATATAACGATATCTTTGTAAATAATTAATTTAATAAATTTTTAAATTCTTTTGCACAATAAAAAAGGCTATAAACATATTTATCGTTTTAAACGTGTTTTTAGCCTTTTCTTTATTTACCCTAACAAATACTCATCTAAATCTGTTTTGCTCGTTAGAATCACTTCTAGACGTGTTTAAATTGATTTTAAGAAGTTTTTCTTCTTTTTCTGCGAAGATTATAGTCTTTATCAATCGAAATCTGAAATATCATTGTCCTGTCAACTAGATATTCAATTCCATCACTATTGAAACCAACAATCTTACACCACCACCTATTAAAAGTGTAAGGTTTAGTCAATACAATTTGTACTAATTCAGTTTCATCAAATAAAGTAGCCATAGCTACGTCACCTGCTCTTAAACCAATATTGCCATGGTAATTAAACCATCCTCCGCAGGTTTCTTTGAAATGCTCGTATTCTGTATCTCTTTTAGGCATTTAAACAATTCCTTTAGATAATCCCTATTTGAGTTAATAATGCACATTTTACTTCTTTTGCTTCTTGCCAATCGAGTGATTTTATATGCCACTTAACATTTTCTCTGTTGATTGTTAAGATTTGTTCAGCTTTCGCCATTCCGTACTCATGTCCTGTATCAATCATTACATGGCATGGCAAATCTGTTCTTTTTAAATTGCTAGTAATTGGAATTACATTTACTGTTTTACTCCCTTTATTCTGAATATCGTTTGAAATAACGATACAAGGTCTCCTTTTATAAAGAATCGTATTACTATATTTTGGCAAGTCACACCAATAAATGTTATTGTTTAGGATTTCCATAATGATAACCTCCTATCCTTCCTAATTTATCCTCTAAATTTCTGTTATGCTGCTTCAACTCGTATATTTTTCTATCTCTCTCGATTAAAGCCTGTTTAATTAATACCATATCGTCATATGCTTCATATAATCCGTTGTTCTTTAAAGCTTCTTCTATGTTTTTAAAACTTGTCTCTACTTGAGTCTTTGCAATCATCTTCTTCATTCCAATCCATTCCATACACATCATCAATAGAGTCATCTACTGCATCATCCTTTTCCTCGATTGGAACACGTACAATTTTAGTTCCAATTCTATGTGTAAATAAGATGCACACTGCCCAAATTGGATGAACATGAATTACCATGTACGCAGTAAATATCATTACCGCTATATTGTGAATTGCCATACTTAAATACATCATTTTGCTATTTTCTCCTTCACATATGTAGCTTTCAAATCTTCTACTTCGACCCCTTCTTTACTCCATGCAGTATCCCAAATTTCATTTAATAATGAATCTACAACATTGCATGAATCACTGTTATTAACATCAGGAACACTGATTTTCAATTTAATCATTACGTCTGTACTTTCTTTAGGCTTATTTCGTTTCTTCAAACCCATCATATCCATACCCCCTATGTTGATATTTGTATTTTCTTGCATCATATTCTGCCTTGTTAAGATCATCAATCAATCTACCATTTTCAAGTTGTAATTCATTGATTCGTTCTGAAACAACTAAGGAATAAAGGAGCGTTGAAGCTATTCCACCTATAAATACTCCTGCAAAGAAATAAATCATCCTACCACCTCACATTTTGCTAGGATCTCTCCAATTAATTCATTATCATCAATGCCTTTAAAGTATCCCTTTTCCTTCATCCCGTTTAAAGAATTAAATACTTTAAAACTGTATACATCTGAATAGCATTCTAATAATTCTTTTTCAAATTTAGTTAATTTATATGTTGGTTTTATATGGGTCTGCTTTAGCCAATCTTTTACCTTGTTATGACATCCTTTTTGAACAAGTTTAAAGTCGCAATCATTGCAATTAGTTTTATAACATAGCTTAGGTCTCCCTTTGACTACCGCTAAATTCTCAATGCAATTTTCTAGAATTTCATCTTTGTAATATTCAAGATTAGTCACTTCTGGATTTATTGCTTCTTTTATTTCTACTTTTTCCTCTAGCCAATGAAGCTCTTTAGCTTGTTGAATAATTGCCTGTAATAAATCACTCTCAATTACATTTCCCATATTAGTATCTATGGCGATTTCTTCTTTTGATAAATCAAATGTGATTCTAAAATATCCGCTTCCAAATCTTTGCAAATAAGTTATTTCCTCATTTTCTTCATTTCTCTTATATCTTTGTTCTTCGAACATTTCTCTTGCACTTATCATAGCCAATTCAACTCCTCACATTGCTTGTTAATAGCTTTTAATTCAGCAATCGTAATTTCTTTTTGCTCCATAAACCATGAAGCACATACTGTTTTTGTATCTAAATCAAATTCAATTAATGCCTCATCTACATTTTCTGTATGCCTTCCAAATTTGATACATCCATCTTCGATATGCTTTTTATAATCAAGATCATTGAACATATGCTCAGCAGCTTTTTCTTTGTGTTCCTCATCAATTCTTTGGAATGGTGCCCAAGCAACAATAGATTCGCAAGAAACGAACGCTTCATCATCTTCATCTCTTTCTGAATCATAGAAAGATATAAATTCACCGAATGATTTATATTCCTGACTATAATAGCAAACCCCATATTCGCCTAAAAAACATCCATCTGTGAACTTTACTAAATACAAATCACTAAACAGTGGTTTTGATTCGCTAAACATTTTCCATGTGGTCATCTTCTTCTCCTTTTAACAACTGCCCACAAAAAGGACAACGTGGATAATATTTGTTTCCATGGTATGTTGGAATTGGTACAACTCCATGCTTGCAAGTTGGACAACATAACATCAAATCGCCGCATGGGCCAAATTCAACATCTATTGGTTTCTTTGGTGTTTCTTTATCCATAAAATCCTTCAACAATTGAAAATATGCCTTGGCACGATCAGTTTCTTCTATGTCTGCTGCTTTGCACGTAATTTGATGTTCTTTTTCAAGAACTTGCAACAATTCTTGGTATTTATTCATTTCATCACCCTTAATCTTCTTCTATGTCGCATTTATCAATAGAATCTAAATTCATTTCGTCATCCACTAATTCGACATCATCATAATCGTGATTTTTAATTTTTCTTAACGCTTCTTCTTTAGAACTTGCTTCTACAGTTCCAACATAAGTACATTTTCCGTTTGCATAAAATTTATAATTCATACGCTTTTATCTCCTTTTTTAATGTACCCGCCGAGAATTCTCCCTTACTTGTATGGGAGATGAATCGGGCTATCTATAGTATGAAAAGTCTAACCTCATTTTCATACTATAGAGACATGGTCTTTTACTTTGTATAAGTTATCCATGTATTATTCCTTTCTAAGATTTGTACGTTCGATAAAGGTATGTTCTTATAATTTTTGCCTTGTATCGTGATGTACTTTCCTTCTTTATTTTTGAGATACGCTGTATTGGTACCTGAGAACCCTGTAATCCATCCAATCTGTCCAGCATAACGTACTTTATCATATAGACTGAACGTTCTATGCTTGTTTATAACTGACTTAGTGTTTTTGCTATTACGTGTAGCTGACGTATTTGGAATACGTCTTCCTTTACGAGGGTTCATTTCATGCAGAGAACACTTCTTCTTGCGAACTTCCTTATATATTTTTGTATATGGAACGTCTTTCACATCATAAGATTTAGCTTGTTGAAGATATTCATGCATTGCAATAGCAACCGCATCATTGGCATGAGTTTTTGGCAAACTAATCCACTTTCTGTCTGCGTTTGTGATATTTCCGTAAGTGAAGCATGCTTCTGGAAACGCGTTCCAGAGTCTTCTTCTTAGAATATTCATGAACGGCATGTCTCGCAAGCCACGAGACGTCTTCTTGCTTTCTTTCATAATCTTATTAAGAATGCCACCATCGCCATGTGCTTCTGCAGTGTGACAACAATCACAAATTGCCATATACGAATCTGGATTGTCTGTTGCTCCATTACTTACAAAATGCAGATGGTGCTTACGGAATTTAACAATACTGCCATTCTCACGTACAGAGCCAAATTTCCTGCCACAGATAGGACACTTATAATCATATTTGGCCAGAATATATGCTTTCTTATTCTCGTAGTCATACATTCTTCCAAGCTGGTATTGCTTGCCTTTGATATCTGGATTCTTTACTTTCTGAGTATCAAATCTTCCAACTTCAATATTCACCTTGGTTTTCTTTGGCAAGGCTTCCAGGTATCTGTTGATAATCTGGATATGATGGTCAATCTTCTGCTGAATACTCGGTGGCACCCATCCAGGTTGTCTGTTTGTTCCATATTCATTTTTCACATTGTGCCAGTGTGTTTTATGGCCATGACGTTTCGTCATGGAGTTCATATACACATGCTTACAATGTGGCTTGAATTTAGATTTGCGATATCTTGTTTTTCGGTATCTTCTACTTCTTCGTGCTTCAGCACGTGTTTCAATGAGCTTTCTTTTTTCCATTGTTGAACGCAGTTCATGCTCGTCTTTGAGCTGTACGCAATTATCTGTAGTTACAGCTACACCGATGTGCTGAGAACCTGTATCAATACCAAGACTAATATTCTGTACAGCACAGCCTGTCTTATATAACAGTTTGATTGTGAATGGCATTTTACTATATACTTTGGCTTTTTTAGCTTCAAGTAGTTTTCTTGCTTTACAAGCTGTGGTAGGCATAAGCCCAATGCCATTCATACCAATTACTAATACACTTTTATGTGATTTCATCCGACTTGTGCCTCCTTTTCATTTTAGACAACAGCAGGAACAATACTGTCCTGCCCGCATCTCTGCGTTATCACTCCTACTTTCACAACAAAGTGGTGTGTGTTGCCCTTCGCCAATGTCTATAAGACTTGATGCATGGGGTCGCGTCTGCCTTACTTTCAGCATCGTACGTTGCCCCAACCCTATCCAACTAGGGCATTATTGGTTTGAGTATTGGCCTTATGGACGTAGTCCATGGAGTTATGTAACAAGGACTTAGGCTAGTCATCTTCCGTGCGAAGTACGGCAACTACAAATATACAGCATGAAATCTACAGTATGATTCATGCTCGGTTACTTGTAGCCGAGTTGTTGACTCATTTATTCAGTCTCCTTTTTTCTATTCTTTTTAGTAGCTTTTTTTTCTTTGTACTTATTAATAAAGAAAAAAACTATATCAACTGTAATTTTAACTAAGGCGAGTTCTAGTAATCTAAGAATAATTACATAAATACCGCTCATTTTCTTACTCATTCCTCTCGCTTTTATAACTGCCTGTTAGCAACAATAACAATAAGAACCAATAACTATAATTTGCACACATATAGCAGGTGATTCCAATTATTGCTAAGTTGTATAGCATACAAACTATTTCTCCCAAGCCTAGTACCCCTTCGCTAATCTTTCTTTATTGATCTCATTCTTGCGAATATACTCGTTGTAGATTTCCCCAAACGAATATCCTAAATGCAATCCTAATGCGATTACGTAAGCTAATACGTTATCATCTCGTGTTAAACTGATTACACAACTAAATGCATATGCCTGTCCAAAACCTAAATCCGTTTTTAGCTTGTTGTAATTCCACTTAATGTCCTCATATTGATAGCATCCTGAACCGAACTTGATTTCATACATTAATGCAAAGTGAACAACATCTATGTATTCCTCAAACACTTTGGCTTCGTCTTTAGGCTCTTGAGTGAACTTCCACCAACACCAATCCGATTTTTGAGCGTGCATCAATTCTCCTAATTCATCAAATAACGCACTTTCTAATTGGCTTTTAGAAACATAGTCAACATTATGTTTCTTAAATACTTCCGTATCATACTTCTTTTGTCTGTCTAGCATATCTTTAATTAATTCTGTACTTGTCATTTGTTTCTCCTTTTATAATTCAACATTTTCAATCAATGCTCTTTTTTCAAGAACTGATAAATACAATCCCATGTATTTTTGTTGCTCTCTTAATAGTTCAAGTGGGCAATCATGTTTTGTTACTTCTTTGCCTAGCATTGTTTCTACTTCAATCTTGTTACAAAAGTTTTTAAGCTTTTCGTATCTGATTTTTACTTGGTGATATTCTGCTACAAATCTTTCTTTGTAATCGCTTGAACACATTAATTCAATTGTTTCTTTTAATGTACCCGCCGAGAATTCCATCTTTTGTACAGTATTTGTATTTGTTAGAACTATCATCACATCTTTGAACACTGTACATAAGTTCATCATCATATCTTTTCGCAATCATCTAGAATGGCATCCCTTCGTCCAAATCATCATTATTAGGATATGATTTATAATTTACTTGATTTGTAAATGGTACTGTTTGTGGCTGCTGCATTTGTTGTTGCGGTTGAGGTTGATATGTCTGTTGACTCTGTTGTTGATAAGCTTGTGTTTGTGGCATTGTAGCGTTGTTTAAAGCCAATTCTACGTCCATAACGTACACGCTAGTCTTATATACCTTCTGATTCTCTTTGTTCGTGTATGAGCTTTTTTGAAGCTTTCCGTCAACTGCAATGTGTTGTCCTCTAAATCCATATTGATTAATATGTTCTGCATTTTCTCCCCACGCAGTACAATCGAAGAAAGATTTAAACTCTTGTCCATTCTTTCCTTTTTCTTTAACTTCAATCGAGAAGTTACATAGGCTTTGTCCTGTAGTTGTTTTCTTTAAAACAATATTGCTACCGATTTCGCCCGATAAAATCACTCTGTTCATTTCTTTTCAACTCCTTTATACAAATTCAACACCTATTGAATTAGGTCTGATTCCTTCTATCATCTGATACATATATGATGCAGAAATGAAATTCTTTCTAGCACACTCTGCGATTGAAGAATAAACCGTATCGCCTATTCTTACTTTCTTCTTGTTTCTTAACCCTTGAGTTTGAGCTAATTTGATAACTCTTAGGTTTTCAATTTTCATTTCTCCGTCCCAAACGATAGAATCATTCTTTTCTATTTCCCCAACGAAAGCTTTGTAGGCTTCAAACAATACATTCAAGTATCGTTTTCCTTCTTTAAAGTTCACTACAACTCTGTAAATTGATTCCCTTTCCTTTTTAGCTTTCATTTCCTTCTGATTTCCTTTTAGATCAACAGAAACAACTCTTAAATAACTTGTGATGTAATATCTGATTCCTGTTTTACTTTCGCCAATCAGTTGGAATTGCTCGTCATCTTCACTTGTTACTTTTCTTCTTTCTTCCTCATCTGTTTCAACAGGAAGAAGAATACATCCTTTGTAGGTTTCCTCGTTTCTCAACATCTTATGGAATTGAGCGTTTGTAATACCCAGTTTCCTCATTACATCTTTGGTGTTTACGATTCCTCGTACAACTGATATATCGTTTTTATCCAACATATAATATTGCACTTGCTGCCCCTCCCTTTCTTATCCGTTCATCAAATCTCCCAACATCTTCATACCTTCCTCCTTTTTTGGAGGTGCAGGCAATTGATCGTGTTGTTGATACATTTCCAAACTGATTTGACCTGAATTTAATAACTGCACTTCTTCTTCGCAAATATCTTTATAAGCTTGTAAAAATCTATCTCGGTAGCATTGCAAGTCTTTTTTATTACTCCACGCAATATCTCTTAACAGATAGCTCCCTCCGAGCGCTTTCTGAATGTTTCTAGGCAGTTTATCGTAGTTTACCTTACTAGTATGAGGGTCGCACTTAGCGTTCCTTAAAACGATTTCCCAAGCCTCTCCACACTCTTTAGTTTTTCCAATAGCAGTTTTACTGATTCGTGTTTTTACTTGCGCTACATTTGGAGCAAACTCTCTTGTATCACTTTGAATGATTTGATTAACTGCATTTGCTACGACCAAGTATTCATAATCCTTAAAAGACACTTGCCAAAGCTTTAAATAGGCTTGTGTATCTTCTTGAGTCATGTTTTTGTAGCTCATAGGATAATTGATTCTTAGCACCTGTAAGATTCTTTCAGTTTCTTCTAATGTCAAAATGCATACCCCATTTCTTTTCTTGTCAATTGTCTTTGACCGCCATTGTTATTGTTCTGCAACTTGTAGAATGTTAACCAACTATGTACAATGCTCTGATTTACAATAGCAATCTTGGTTACATCATCTACTGCCAATTTATCCAATTCATTTAAAGACAACTTCATAGCTCTAGCAGTCAAAGGTTTTCTAGCTTTAGTACGCATATCTACAAAGTCATGCAATGCATCTTGCAAATCTTTGTTTTCTGTATAACTAGAAATAACAGAATTAACACTTTCTTTTTTTATATTTTTTTCTTTATATTCATTAGTATTTAATTCTTTAGTATTTAATTCTTTAGTTATTTTATATACGTCCCTATTTTCTATATCTTGAATTTCTATATCTTCATTTTCTATATCTTCATTTTTGAGATGTAGTAATTCTTCGTCATGGTTTTCATTATTCTCGAAAATAATGTATTCCCACTCACTGATTTTTCCATTGCAGTATCTTCTTCTTCTAACAAGATAGTTGTTATCTTCCAATTCATTCAAAACACTATTAATCGTGTTTTTACTTTCTTTACAGATACCTTCCAAACCTTTTACCGAATAATGCCATTTATCAGGTAAAGACAACATCATACTTAGCAATCCTTTTGCTTTAAGCGATAGGTTTTTATCTCTTAGATGAGTGTTACACATAGTTGTGTAATTCTCGTTCTTAATAGTTCTAATCACTGCCATACTTCACACCTCCTAACATTCTGTTCCTATGTACTTTGTATGAAACGTTATAACGACACTAAATGCACTCCAAACGTCAGCCTTAAATCCGTAGAAATATCCAGGCTCTTTCTTTGTTCCTTTTCCTTTGTTTGGAGTGTCTTTAGCGAACAAATCAATTAATGCTTGTCTAATAGTTGCGTCTGTCGCCTTCATAGAGTGGCATAGAGTCATTTTTTCTTCACTTCGGTATATTAATGTTGGTTCTATGTCGAAAGCTTCAAATTGCTCTAATAAACGCCCTATAAAGCAACAAGTTTCAAATGTTGTTTGACCTACAGGCATACCGAAACTTTGTATTCCTTCAATCGCTACATAATCAATTGGATAATTCTCTGCTTTCCAACTAGAGATTTTATCTTGCAATTCTTTGTTAGGAATTTTTCCTTTATCTACAACTGCCGATAAATCATTCTCAACTACAACAAATGCACTATATTCATTTGCTGGGTCAATGCCTAAAATCATCTTACGCACCTCCGATTTCAAACTTAGTAGCATCAAGTTTTTTCTTTTCTGAATTCATCTTAGCTTCAATACTCTCGTAAGCAGTTTTGAAACGCTTTAAATCAGAATCAACTTTTGCAAACTTAGTTCTTTCCTCAGAAACTTTTTGACCTGCTAAAGCTTCAAAGTATTTAATACTAGGCGCTTTTCCGTCATGTTCACGTTCCCAAGTACTACGTTCTACATAAATAGCTTGATTCGTCTTGTTTTCAATGTCTGCTTTAAGAATGTTTGAACTTTCCTGTAATCTAGCAATCATTTCACCAATTAAGAACATTTGATTTGCTAGGTTTTCAATGTTCAATGTCATTTCCATTACTGCTTCCGCATCAGAGATATAAGCATCAACTAGGATTCCTAATTGTTCTTCTATTTCTTCGTCCTTCCAATGTTTGATTTTGAAGGGATTATATTTAAACAACAATTCATTTTGAGTTAGCATTATATTTCACCTCTGATTCATCAATGTTTCCGTAGATACGTTCTAGGTACTTAATTGCAATCTCTCTCAATTTCTTGCCTTTAGGACTTTCTGAGTCCATGATTCTATGACAACGTTGGCAAGCACAGACTAGGTTTTTTTCAGAACCTAGTCCTCCATTGCTTCTTGAAAGAATTGTGTGTGCTAATTCAATGCGGTATGTACTCCCACAAAATATGCACATTTGGTCTCTTTCTTTTACCAACTTTCTAGTTTTTAAATCTATATCTGTAGCTTGGCTACGTTTGCTTTTATACAAGACTTACACCTTCGGGTTGTGCCCCTTGTGGTTCTTCAGGTTGCGAATATGTTTGTGGTTGTACAGGTGCTTGCTCAATTGATTGTGTAGGTTGTTGAATTGGAGTTTCATCCAATTTCATATCCACATTCATTTCTTCCTCTGAATACATCTGTTGGAAATCGTTAGGGAATGTTTCTCTTAACGCTTGAGTAATCGCAACTTTACGAATCATTGTGGCGGCTTTAGTGCTCCATTGTGAATTAAGCTTTCCGTCCTTGGTTCTTCCTGCGTATTCTTCAAATGAAACTTCAATGTGTGTTGGATGAGATACATTCTTTCTAAATACATCTGCCCATCCACCTACAACTTCTTCACGATCTTTCAAATAGAAAGCGCCTTTTCGGTAAGTTAACTCACCGCTTTCATTATTAATTACGATAATTCCTGCATCTAAACCATCAAACTCTGAATTTCTTTCGGCACGTTTCAAGAAAACATCTTTTGAAACTACCATTTGAGCTGGAAGTGTATTTCCATACTTGATTAAGTAGCAATCCTTAATGAATGGGTTCAATCCTTGTGATTTACACAAATTAATGAAATACACAATTTCTTGGTCTGTAATTTGACCATTTCCGTTTACCAAGTAATTTCTTACGATAGCTGGAGATAATTTAACTTTTTCTCCGTTGGCAGAAAATTCTACCAATTGATTGTCGTTTTTCTTTGAAATATTGTTTTGTAACATAATTAACATTCTCCTTTTTCTAAAATATTGACTTTCACATCATGTTCTTTAATAAATTGATTCAAAATCGGATTAAACGCTTGTAACTCTTCCATAGAGCCTTCAAAACGGAATACACAATATCTTCTTGGCTCTGTCTGATTTTGAGCTTGAGGGGTTTCAAATGGAGTCTGAGAAGGAACTGCATTTTCTCTTTCCATTTGAGCTTGCTTAGATTGCTCAATCTGAGCATTTACTTTTTCTTGAAGCTTTGCTTTAGCTTCCTTGATTTCATTGATTCTCTCTGTAGCTTTGCTTAAATCCAATGTCTTACAGAACAATTGGATAACTTGTTCTGCCTGTAGTTCATCTTCGGGAAGTGAAGCTTCAATGAATGATAATTGTTCTTCGGCTTTCAAGAACTTGTTATTCAATGATTCTTCAATTTCCTTAGGTTTAACAGACTTATTCAAATATCTTTCTTCAAACACTAGTTCGAATGGATATTTGTTGTTGGTCATGCTTTCCCACAACTCTTTGATTTGATTACGCTTTAATTCTTTTTCTGCATTATCAATATCATTGATTCCGTTACCTAATTTGTCCGAAGCAGCTTTGATAGTCTTTTCGACTTGCATAATGTCTTTTTTATCTTGTAGCCACTGAGCAAAGACATCATTTTCAACTTGCTTACGTTTATCAGATACAACTTTCACTAAATTGTTAAGTGAAGCTCTATCTGTTTTAGCTTGCTTGTAGTTGTTCTCATCAACTACATAGTCGTAAGCTTTCAATCCTTCTTGAATTGCAGGCAATAAATCACTTGCGTTGGTGTACACTTTTCCGTTTTGTGCACGTACCTCTAAATTAAATTCCATGTTTTTTCATCCTCCATTTCTATATAGACAATGTGATAGGTGGTTCTACATCATTAACAAAGTACATATCCCATTTTTCTATCATTGCTTGTTTTAAATTGTTCATACTGTCTAAAGCTTCTTCTTTACGATATGAACGCTCAATAATTCGTGCATCACCATCTGCAAATCTTAGTTCTGCACAATAAATAACAAAGTCAAAATCCGTAACAATCAATCCTTCTAACGTTTGGCAATAGTAATTGTCAGGAACTGTTTCGTTTCCTTTACTTCCCCATTTCTGCAAACTCTGAGAATTAATTATCTTAGATGTTTTAATTTCTAAGATTCCTCTTTCTCCTGTTTCTTTGTTGTAGATAAGTCCATCAGGACTGTATCTCAAGAACTCATGTTCCTTAGAAACGAGCGTTACGTTATCCACGTATTGAACATCTAATTCAGGGTGTTTCGCCTGAAATAATGTTCTTAAACAAGGCTCTGCGGTATTTCCATACTCGATAGCTTCATTCGTAATTTGTTGTGAGCCGAATTTTTTATCGTGCCACAACTGGTTTAGCGTTTTCCATGGGTTCAAGTCCATGAAACAAGCTGCATCAGAACCTCCAATGCCTCGTCCTCTTTTCTTAAGCCATTCCTCATGACTTCCATACTTTTCAACACTGTATTTATCAGTGTCTTGATAAAGGTTCATCTTTACTTCCTCCCCTCAATTTACAAACCTCTTATGTACCAATTAGCTATCACAATGAAAGCTAACGAAACTAAAAAACAAATCAACGAACAAATGTAATTGAATTTAGCAGCTCGATTAACCATATGAGTCTGCTTTTGACTTCTAACTAGCATTGAATACTGAGTTTCATACTCGTTATTGGCAAAAGAAGGAAGCGTGATACAATCACCTAATTCAACTGCTTTCTTCTTTGCAGTTGATTTAGAACCAGGCTTCTTCATCTCTTTCTGCTTTGCAGAAGTCGTAACAGTAGTCTTCGTAACTGTACTCATCTTGTTCTTCCTCCTCATCTTCATCAATAAAACGGTTGTCATCCAACTCTCTTAAATCATCTACATCCATCATTTCTCACACCCCACTATTTCTTTAAATTCAGGAAACATCTTTACGAACAGTTTTGTTGGAACTTTCTTTGTATCTATCACTTTGGATAGATTGGACTTTTTGTAAGCCTCTGATTCACATATAAGATTCAACATCTTGTATGCAGTTTTCTTAGAAACACCAAGTTCCATGATGTCTCTATAGCCAAGCAACACTTTCATTCCTTTACACATCTTTTCCCAACTTCAAATCCATATCCGTAAATAATTGAAAGCAAGTTTGATACTTCTTTTAAATCTTCACGTTTGCATCCGTTTCTGATTAGTACATCAAGAACTCTTCCTTCCGCTTGTACTGATTCATGGATTAATCTAATTGAATCTAATCTGTCACTTTCTAATCTTTCACTTGGTTCTGCCATTTTATTCACCCCTCCTAAGTACTCTGTTAGTGTACTTTGATTTTAAAAAAATAAGTTAGATAGCTTTTGCAACTTCAATTTTTACAACATCAATTGAAATCTTAGCTAATTCACATATTCTTTTTACTTCATCAAAGTAGAAACGTCTTTTTCCAATTTCTTTGTTAGTATAACTAACAGGAGAAATCCCAAGGTATTTAGCCATTTGTTTCTGAGTCATATTTAATCCGACTCGGATTTGTTTAATAGTCATTTTCTCCATCCTTAACCTCCTCCGTACACTATTAGTTAACTTACACTCATATAGTACTCTATCGGTGTACTATAGTCAATAACTTTTTTTATTTTTTTTATAATTATGTTATCTTTCAGTGTACTTTATGATATATTTTAGATAGGTATTTAATTTAGTACTTATAATTATAATGTATAAATGAAAGAGGTGAGGACATGAACAAATTTGAATACCAAGGACAAGCATTAAAGGAATTGAGAAACAAAGCTAATTACACAATGTTAGAGGTAGCAGAAAGAAGGGGCAAAACGAAATCATGGCTTTCGGAAATCGAAAACGGTAGAAAAAATGTCTACTTTGAAGATGCTAAATGGTTGTGTAATTTGTATGGTGTCTCACTACAACACTTAGCCGATTTAATAGATCAATACCAAAAATAATAAATGATAGATGATGATATAAATAATTTGTATTGTTTTGGTAGTACAAAACGTCCGCAACGAAACATGGTAAACTTTAAGTGCCTGTAAATAGGCAACTGTATTTTCATCTCTCTCTATTTCATGGAAGGCACACTCGCTAAAGGGTGTGTTTTTCTTTTTGCAAACAAAAAAGCACTAGAAATTAATCTAGTGCATTATCTTTATCCATAAACTTTGCAATTCCTTTATCTGCTTGAGGTAGCCAATGGGCATAAACGCTTAATACAGTGCTCAGATTATCTCCTAAACGCTTTGCAACGTCATACAAGCTAAAATGTGAGCTTCCATCTCTTACCATATTACCAATCATGTAAGAAGCGCACGAGTGTCTTAAATCGTGTATACGAATGATAGGTATTTGTTCTTCGTTGTTCTCGTTTGCGATTTTAATAGCTTCTCTCATTCTTGTTCTTACTGTCGTATTGCATACAGGTATATCTATGCCGAACACAAATGATTTCTCAGGAACATCCAACATCTCTTTAAATTCTCTGTATTCATCTGATAAGAATTGTGGCATTGTAATCGTTCTATAACTGTTTGGAGTTTTTGGGGTTGTGATTTTATGTAAATCTTTTGACCACGTTTTTTTAATCGCAATCGTATTGTTTTCCAAATCCACATCTTCCCAAGTCAAAGCCAATGTTTCACCTATTCTCATCCCCATATAGAATTGATTGTTAAATAGAAGATGATACAAAGGATTTTCAACATAAGGAATAAATAGATTGAATTGTTCCAAAGTCCAATACTTCATTTCTGTTTTCTTTTCGTTTGGATTTTTAGCCAATTCTATTGGGGAGCAAGGATTAGTTTCTAAATATCCTTTACGAACTGCAAATCGCATCATCTTATTGATTCTAGATAAATAGTTCTTTGCGGTTTCATATCCTACGTTATTAATCATTAATTCCATTGCAACCTCTATATCGTTAGTTGTAATGGATTTTATATTAATATCACCTAAAATATCAATCCATCTATTCAAAATCCTATTCTGACTAACCCAAGAACTTTGTTTGATTCTTTTCTCTGTATAGACCGAGAAAACATCAAATAATCCTTCCAATGTAATATTCTTGTATGGGTCTTTGATATTCTCTTTGAATATGATCTCTGCTTTTACTGCATCTTTCTTTTTTTGGAAGCCACGTTTCTTGTATTGTCTATACTTTCCGTTCTTCATTTTGTACGAACCATAGAAATACCACGTACCTGTTTTTTCATCTTTTTTTACTGCCATGTAATTTTCCCTCTTTCTTTAGATAACACTTAAATTTTATAAAAAACTAGTGAAAATAGGTGAAAAACAAGGCTATTTTATGCCAATATCATGCCAATAATATATATCATACTTTATATAAAGCAATTTTCTTTTTG